CTTTGCAGGCTGATTTATTGCATCATCCTGAGTTGCTTGTTGGTCAGCAATACGCTGCTTTGTCTGCTGGCTGGTTTTGGCGTAAACACGGCTTAAACGAGCTTGCAGATACAAAACAATACGAAACAATGACTAAGCGCATTAACGGCGGTCTATTGGGCCAAGATGACCGTTTAAAGCGCATTAACCATGCTTTAGAAGTGTTGAGCGAATAATCTTTCAATCGTTACGTTAATGGCATCCAGCATCTCACAGTTTGTGTAATTGCCCTTTTAATTGACCAGCCTCTACGTATTCTGTAAAGCAATGTATTTGGCTTTATGCCAATTTGTTTTGCCCACATTGAAATTGATTGTGTAATTCCATCGTAAGTTAAATTCAAGTTAGCACTTGTATTATTTGCTTGTTCTTTTGCTGTTGCCCATCGACAATTTGTAGGGTTGTATCCTTGATTTCCATCAATTCTGTCAATTGATAGACCATCTGGTGCTTCCCCCATATCAGCAAAAAAGTTTTCAAATAACTTCCAACGATCACAAACAGTAATACCTTTATTTACGTACAAATTAGGTTTTTTTTGTGAACCGATTGATGTTCTTTGAATCATTCCTTGCCAAATATGGTATGTCCTAGTTTTTGACATTCCATGAGTTGTAAGCATTTTTGCATTGAAATATGTTTCAGCAGAACCACATCCACAACTTTTTACACGACCTTTTCTAATGTAAGCCCCAACTACAAAAGCAACATTTCCACAATCGCATTGACATTTCCAAACAATGTGTTTTGCTGCTCCTCTAGTTCCAGCTTTTTCTAAAACCAACAACTTCCCAAATCGTTGGTTAGCCATATCCTTTATCATGAAATAACCTTTCAATTGTTACATTTAAGGCTTTTAATTCATCCATCTTTCTAATTCGCCACAGCGCCTTTGTACCATGCCATCCCATTGTACCTCGGTGGCAGTCTGGACACAAAGCAACGCAGGTATATTGAAGCCCTTGCTCTATGTGATGGGCTTCACTTGGCCCAGGCTGGTCACACACGCTGCACGACAATTCCTTTACTCTTGCTAAATAGGCTCGTTCCAGCTTGTTGAGTTTGTTGTTCATCTGACTTCTTTAATTTAGCTGATACGTCCTCTACGCCTTCAATGGTGTAGATGCGGCTTGCAATCTTGTCTAGCAGGTCTGGGTCGTGTTCTTTGACCAGCATTTTAAGTTTGATTGTTAATTCTTTCACGCTAATTCCCACTCTCGTTCTTCACGGTTTGATTTTGATTTAACTGTTTTACCTGTAAGACGCACTAAACCTAGTTGCATCATCTCTTTAAGACGCCTAGCGACTTGGTTAGGGTCAAGTGTAGAACGATCTGCTATACCGTCTTTCCCTTGCGGGCCATTAAGCACAAGAACCGCTAGGATTTGATCATAGTGCTTGGCTTTGAAGTCTACTTTGTCAGCAGTCAGCTTGCTGGTTAAGGGGTCATTGTTTCGGTACATCTTTATCCTTTAATTTAGCCTCAAGAAGGCGGACAAATTCTTTGACTGATGCGTAGGGCGCTGACAAGCCCGAATCACGCATTAAACGGGCTATATCACGCTTGGTCATGGTTATTTCCAGTATTCATACACAACAAAGTAAATGCCAATCCAAAACAGGACAGCCCAAAAGATGTTAATGAGTGCTTTCAAAACGGTGCTTCCTCAAAATTGTCAGGGTTAAATTTAGGCTCTCCAGGTTTGCTTGGTGGTAATTTTGTTGGAAAAGGCCAGGTATTCATGTGTTTTCCTTGTATGCTTGATGTGCAAGCTCTGCTGTTTTGAATAAACCAAGATAAATTTGCTTGCCATTCTTGTGGATATGTGCCGCATATTTATTTCCGCGCTTAACAACCCCAAGAAATCCTGTCTTGTTTTTGACGGTAGCTGACTTGCGGTTTTGAATGTTTACGCTATGCGGCACATCACGCAAGTTTTCAAGTTTGTTGTTGGATGGATTGCCGTCTATGTGATCAATGTCGCCCACAGGCCAAGAACCATGTTGCAAAAACCAAGCGATGCGATGGACCAAATATTGCTTCCCGAAAAACTTTAGCTTTCGATACCCGTTTTGCATCATGTTCCCAGCCTCTGTTCCGTTGGCGGTTGATCGCCTCGGGTGTTTTACCCACCAAACTTTTCCGTCTTGTGGCGTGTACGTCAAGTGTTCAAAAATCAGTTTTTCAACGGTCATAACAAATCTCCTTTGAGTTTCATTATAGATTGTTCTTCTCCTTGAGTTTGGCTTCAATGCCTTTGGCAAAAGGCTGTACGCAATCGTGATATTCATTTGCCCGTATACCTCGCCACACTTTTTCAATCTCCTCATCCGTCAGCTCAATCCATTCACGCTCTGGTTGTGCCAGTTCTTCTTCGCAAGTGCTGCACTCGCTAATTTCAAACCAAGCAACCATCTCATCTAAAGCATCGTCAAGTGTTGGATAGGCTGCAATATCCCAACATTTCGGATAATGGATTGAATCAGCCAATGTTTGGCAATTCATCCAGAAGGTGGGTTGATCCAATATCTCTTCGCAGGCTTTGGCCGCCTCCTGTCTAGCCTCATCAATCGCTTCCTTTGTTCCATGTGTAGTCATAGTTGCATTGAGGGCTCTTAACGCCATTTTCAGGGCTTTTACTTCATTCATTCTGTTTCTCCTGTTGCATCCAGCGCCAAGCGTAGGTCTTCGTCTTTAGTCATGCTTCCCCCTCTACTGGTTTATATGTCATTTCAAAAATATCTGGCTTGCAGGGATAATGCTCACCCTTCACGCCGGTGATGATCCAGTCGCCTGGGGTGACTGTATGCACACCCTCAAGCGTGTCGATGGCTCCGTATCCGCTTTCGCTATGACGCACAGCAGGGTGGTCGCCGTCTTTAAACCACTGCGTGGCCTCAATGATTACGGGTTTCTTTCTGAATTTCATGCTTTACCTCTGGCTCTGATTGCAGCGGCATTTGAGTAGAGAATCATTTGTGCAACGTTATCTGACCCACACGCATCAGCGTTTAATTCAACAATCTTTGCGCACTCATTACGTTCATGCTGTGCTACCAATTTGGCAAAAGTTTTGAGCAATTCAACGCCTGATTCAAGTCGACCAAATGCTAGATTAGGAATATTGGCGATTGGAATTCCCGACTCTTTAGCCATTTCAATAATTTGTTCGTTAGTCATACTTGTCCCCTTGCTCGGATTCTTTCGGCATAAAAATCAAGCGCAGAATCAACTGCTGGTTGTAATTGTGGAACATGGCTATTTGGAATGGCTGACAAAGTTTTGCGCAACTCTGCACACGCCTCACGCTCATGCTGTGCTATCAGTTTGGCAAAGGCTTTAAGAAAATCACGCACTTCGCCGACAGTAATTTGGTCGCTGTAAATATCAACCCATGTTTTGCTGCCAACATGGGCTTGTTTAGCCATCTCAATGATTTGTTCGTCAGTCATGGTTCAATTCCAAAATGTTTCAACAAAAATTCTAAATTAGGATGTCCTCTATGAAAGGCAGTATCAATACATTCCCTAACAATCAACTCGGCGAACTTTGCAGGATCCAATTCACCTGCAACATAATCACCATTGCTTTCAATAATCAAGGCTTGGTCATATAGTTTTGCAATTCGTTCGTCATTCATACAAGTGCTACCGCTAAAAACCAAGCCAACAGACAAGCAATGACAACAGCCAATGCGTAATCTAAGAATGTTTCAAAAAGGGAGTTCATTGCTGTTCTTTTCGTTGAACTGGGGTTGCGAGGAGCCATTTGTCACCAAGGTGTCGAACAGAAGCGACCCAAGCTCGAATGTTGTGTCTGACAATATGACGTTCGATATACGGTCTATCAAAGTGTTCTCGAACCCTTTTGAGTAAAGTAGTTGGCATAGTTGGTCTAGCTCCATTTGCTTAGTTGATATGTCTTGCATTGCTGCTCCTTAAGACCCCGAACTGTTCAGGGCATGGGTGCATTGTAGTAGAGTTTGATAGACAAATGAACAAACTCAACAATTATTTTTTTAGGGAAAAACCCTAACAAACCTTGTCTAGTTTGATGCTACACTCAAGGGATGACCAAAGAAGAAGCAATTAAAAAAGCAGGTAGCCAAGCCAAGTTAGCCAAGCTCTTAGGCGTTACCAGAGGCGCTATCTACCATTGGAAGGCAATTCCTGCTTTACGAATTTATCAGCTTAAAGAGTTAAAACCTGATTGGTTTGGGTTATAGTAGTTTGAAACACGGCTAGGTCTGAAGTCATGAGCAGATCGAAAAGGGTTACACCTTCCCCTGCCGCCGTTTCTTTCCAAAGGTGCGTGAAAAAGGTAAAAATCAATGACAAAAAAAGTCGATATATGGATGCCTTTGTATATTGCCGACTATATTTCGGCAACATCTAGGCTAACTACTGAACAGCATGGCGCTTATTTGCTATTGCTTATGGACTATTGGAAAAATGGCGCACCGCCTGACAACGATCAGGTTTTAGCGCAAATTACCAAGCTATCTCCTGATGCTTGGAGTAATGCTCGGACTATGCTTGAAGGATTCTTTGAAGTATCTAACAAGCATTGGTATCAGCATAGGTTGGAGGCTGAAATGATTAAAGCCAACAACAACAAACAAGCTAATGTTAAACGTGGAAAAGCAGGCGCAGAGGCTAGATGGGGAAAAAAAGATGCTTCAAGCATAGTTGACGCATCCTTGGAGATATGCTCGGCAGATAGCACATCACCTTCACCTTCACCTTCATCTTTATCTTCAAAAACACCTTCAACAGCAAGCAAGCCTGAAGGCGTTTCTGATTTAACTTGGGATGATTTTTTACAACTGAGAAAAAAACAAAAGAAGCCTCTTACGCAAACCGCCTTGAAGTTGATCGTGAATGAAGCTCAAAAAGCTGGATGGACTATTGAGCAAGCATTAGCTGAATGTTGCACTCGTGGTTGGCAATCATTTAAAGCTGATTGGGTCAAAAGTCAGGATTTAAGCAGATCAGGTCAAACCAATAAAACGGTTATGAATGGTTTAACTCGTGGAATCGTAGGAGGGACTTCAAATGTCAAATTACTCGGAAGATAATTTTGGAACAGTCGATGAAGGTTTGGATTACATCTTTGCATATATGGGCAGCGTTTATGGCGCATCTTTTAATCGTCATTGGGACGGCATGGACTTGCAAATGGTTCGTGACGTATGGGCTAAAACGCTTGGAAGTTTTTTAACTTACCAGCCAAGCCTTAATTACGCACTAAGCCGTATGGATGAGGACTTTCCGCCAAGCGCAATCAAGTTCCGCAATCTTTGCAATGCTGGCCCATCTATTCCCATGAAGCCAATCACGGCTATCACACGCCAGCCAACTATCCATGAGCAAATTAAGGCTGAAGAAGCAAAAGCTAAAGCCAAACAAATGCTTGAGGAATTTAAGCGGGAGCAACGCCATGCGTGACCATTACAACCATGAAGAACTTGAAGCGGCTCGAATCCTTGACCTGGTTCGCATGGGTGATGATTCTGTGCCATTTACCACAATAACGTGGTGTCTCTGGGTGCTTGGCGATGCAGTCGGCAATTGAAAACACCGTGTTGGAATTTATGCGTGAGAGCGAAGCCCGTGAATGGGTGGAACGCTACCGCAAAAAAGCTAAAGAATTAGGCTATGGCGAGGCTAACGCTTGGTGGTCAGACACGATTGAAAAGATAGAAAAAAAGCGTGGCAAGAAAGAAGCTGAAAACTTACGCCAGCGTATGAACAGAATCAGGGGAAACAAATGACATTTATGGTTACTTACCGTGTTGAAGGCCCGCCTCAAGGCAAAGGCAGACCCAGGTTCTCAACTCGTGGCGGCTTTGTCAAAACCTACACACCAAAACAGACAGCCGACTACGAAACAATGATTAAAGCATCCGCAATGCTGGCAATGGGTGCTTCAGAGCCACTAGAAACGCCTGTAGCCGTGTTTTTGCACGTCACTAAGGCCATACCAGCGTCATACCCTAAAAAACGCATAGAAGCCTGTTTAAACGGTTCTGAGCGGCCAACGAAGAAAGCAGATTTGGACAATATATTGAAATGCTTTTTAGATGCCATGAACGAAGTGGTCTATCTGGATGACAAGCAGGTGGTAACGATTCACGCTACACAGGTTTATGGCACGTTTCCAGTTGTTGAAGTGCTGGTGAAGGAGGAACTGCAATGAGCGAAGCACCGCACAGAGCCGTGGAATTTATCCTTAAGACCGCCCCATTGTTTGCAAAGGCCAAGTCTGAAAGGGTGCATCTTGAAGAATTTAGAAAGAGCAAAAAAGCTATTTTGATGCAGCAAGCCAGCTTGAATGGGGTTCAAACTTTGGCGGCTCAAGAGCGTGATGCCTATGCTGACGAAGAATATCAGGCGCTACTCAAAGGTTTGGCTGCTGCTGTCGAGCAAGAAGAGACCCTTAAATGGCAATTGACCGCTGCACAAATGCGCTGTGACATTTGGCGAAGCGAAAATGCCAACAATCGGTTTGTTGATAGGGTAACTACTTAGGAAATGTTGAGAAAACTAGCTTATACTAGCGCCATGCCCCGAATTTCTTGGGGTCTTTTTAGGAGCTAGTATGAGCATTACAGTAGAGCGGCAATCAACAGTCATCAAGGTTGACCAAGGTGGCAAGTTGATGATTGATAAGTTTGATGATGGGGCGCACCTATCTATCTTTTTCACAGGCGGCTATTCCTCAGTTGCATTGACCCGTGAAGAAACCGAGGCTTTGATTCAAGCCCTCCAGTTGGCATTGGAGGCAGCATGAAAAACATAGCTACCGCCTTGGTCAAAGCGCAAAAAGCATTTGGCCCTGCCCTTAAAACATCCACTAACCCACATTTCCGCAGCCGCTACGCTGACCTGTCGGCTTGCGTTGAAGCAGTTATTGATTCGCTTAACAACAATGGCATTGCCCTTATTCAGCGCAACTATGAGGACAACACAGGTGTTACTGTGGAAACCTTGTTTGTGCATGAATCCGGCGAAATATTAGAGTGCGGCAAGCTCCACGTCCCTGCCAGCAAGCAAGACCCACAGGGTTACGGCTCGGCTCTGACCTATGCTCGGCGCTATTCTTTGATGGCAGCTTGCGGTATAGCCCCAGAGGATGATGATGGCAACGCTGCTAGTCGCAAAGCCCCTGCTTATGACGCTGGTCGCCTGGCTGATTGGTTGGCAGAGATTAGCCAAGCCCCTAATGCTGATTCTTTGAAAGCGGTTTACACCGAGGCTTTTAAGGATACCCAATCAGATCCAGAAGCACAAAAGAAAATTATTGCAGCCAAAAACGCAAGAAAGGCGGCACTCTAAATGGAACAAAGAACAGATGATTGGTTTGCCGCAAGAATTGGAAAAGTCACAGCCAGCCGAGTTGCCGATGTGGTTGCAAAGACAAAATCGGGCTACTCAGCGAGTCGTGATAACTACATGGCGCAATTGGTCTGCGAACGACTTACTGGTAAGCCCACAGAAGGGTTTTCCAGCACCGCAATGCAGTGGGGAACTGACACCGAACCTCTAGCCAGAGCAGCATACGAAGCCAAAATGGACGTTTTGGTAGACGAAGTAGGTTTTATTGACCATCCAACTATCGTTAACTCTGGCGCTTCCCCTGATGGCTTGGTTGGTGATGATGGGCTGATTGAGATTAAATGTCCCAATACATCCACCCATATTGACACTTTGTTAACTCAAACTGTGCCTAAAAAGTATGCAGATCAAATTTTCTGGCAGATGGCTTGCACTGGTCGTGATTGGTGTGACTTTGTATCTTACGACCCTCGCCTCCCTTCAGACCTTCAAATTTTTGTTATGCGTATTTATCGAAGTAATGAATACATTAAGATTTTAGAAACCGAAGTAATCAATTTTTTAGAAGAAACAGACAATAAAGTTACCCAACTACTTAACTTGAAAGCATGAAATGAGCAGAACCATCAAAGAAATTACCATTGTTAGCGGCAAATACACCAACAAAGATGGTCAAGAAAAGTCACGCTATCAGCGCATTGGCTCTATGATTGAAACCAAGAATGGCCCAATGCTCAAGATTGACAGCATTCCAGTAGTGGAAGGCGGCTGGTCTGGTTGGGCTTACTTGAACGACCCTAAGCCGCAAGAAGGCTATGCTAAAAAGCCAAGCCACAATGATTCGTTTGATAGTGACGTACCATTTTAAGGAGCAGCCATGTTGCCATTGTTAATTTGGGCTATTGAAGAAGTTGTAGAGGATGTTGCCGAGCATGAGATTAAATCTTTAGCTGGCGACTTAAAAGACAAGATTCTCAAATCAGCAGGCTTAGATCAAGCTGAAGTGCTGGCAGACGAAGAAGCTCAAAAGCTGATGCAATCATTCAACATCTCAGACATTAGTCAAATCCGAGCGATTGAAGCAAACATTATTGCCAAGATAAACGATAACCTAAGCAAATAAAAAAAAGGGAACTGTCACGTTCCCTAAAGTCGCTCAAATTAGCAACTGCGATATAGAATTCTACTGCCAATAGGTTAAGCAGACAATCCAGGATGGTGGACTTAGGGAGTTTTTCTGCTTTCTGCCCTAACTTGTTGAACGCCCAAATGGACTATTGGCAATGACTTGGTTAAAATTCCGATGCTGGCATTGCTATGAGCGTTTAAGGGGTTTGCTCGATTTCCTCTTGGGGTCGTTTTTTTCAATGCCAGCACCTTGACTAAATTCCCCATTTTGTGATAATTGAGCCTGTTAGCTAACATTTATCCTAGGAGTTACCCATGCGTGATCTACCCATTGAATCGAAAAAAGAACGTGAAATGAAGGGCAAATCTGGCCTGAAAGACCAAGGTCATTTGCAAAATGCCGCTGATTACGTTCATGGTTGCCGCATTGGTGACCGTAACCACTTTGAGCCGCCAGAAGGCCCTGTGAAAGAGCCTACCCTGACCAACGGCATCCCTATGCTGCCCCAAAGCAACATCAGCTCTGGTCGTAAATAATGGCTACCAAAGCTCCCATGAAGCCTGCCAAAAAGGTAGAAGTAATCTCCATGCCTGTAAGGGACATGGACGAAGAAAAGAAGTGGCGGGCTGAGGCAGACTTGCGAACTTTGAAAGAAGCTCGTGAGATCGAATCCAATCGTTCACGCATGGCTGCGGCCAAGCGTTGTGCTGACGAGCAAATGAAAGCTCTGTCAAAAATTAAGACAATGAGGAAATAATCATGGCATATCTTGGCGTAGCAGTAAGCGACCCAGTTTTTGATACCGTGTTTGCTAACCAGCAAATCGGTTACTCCCTGGCTGCTGAAAGCACTGCAACTCAACTCACTAGCAAGGCAACTGCTGTTACTTGCAATTTCTCTAATGGTCAAATTACCATGAACAACGCTGCACTGGCTGCTGGCGCTGTGGTGACTTTTACCTTGAATAACAGCTTGATTAGCCCTCGTGACGTGCTGATCGTTAACGTTTCTGGCGGTGCTGCTACTGCTGGTACTTACGTTTCGTTCATTGCGGTTATGGGTAACGGTTCGGCTACGATTGGTTTGCAAAATATCTCTGGCGGCTCACTGTCTGAAGCTGTTAAGTTGAACTACGCAATCATTCACGGTCAATAATCATGCCTTTGAAAAAATCGACAAGCAAAAAGGCGTTTTCTGAGAATGTGAAAGCCGAACTGAAAGCAGGGAAACCTCTAAAGCAATCAGTCGCTATTGCATACTCGGAAAAACGTGAAGCTGAAAAAAAATCCCCTAAATCGAAAGCAAAAAAATGAGCATCAAAATCGTTCTTGAGCATACTATTGAAGAAGTAGAACACTTGTTCAAAGCATTGGAAAGCCATGCAAAGGCCCACAATGCGTTAATGGCAAGCGTTAAGCAACAAGCTGAGGCCCAATTGGGTACTGCTGCTCCTGCGCCTGCTGTTGAGCCTACTGAGCCGCCTCCCGCAGCTTAATTGATTTACTGCTGTGGAAATAGTCCTCAGAAGCGTAGAGGATTTAATTCCTTACGTTAATAATTCGAGAAAACACTCTGACGAACAAGTTGCCCAGATAGCGGCAAGCATTAAAGAGTTCGGTTGGACTAACCCTATCCTGGTGGATGGGGACAAAGGCATCATTGCCGGACATGGGCGGCTAATGGCTGCTCGCAAGCTGAAAATGAAGGAAGTGCCAACTATTGAGTTGAAGCACCTGACCGACACTCAGCGTAAAGCTCTAATCATTGCCGACAACAAGCTGGCGCTGAACGCCGATTGGGACAATGAATTGCTGACCATTGAGCTTAATGAGCTATTGGCTGATGGATTTGCTTTAGATTTGCTTGGTTTTAGTGTGGATGAAATTCAAGCCTTGCTTGAGCCGGAAGTGGTGGAAGGGCTGACAGATGAGGATGCCGTTCCCGACATTCCTGATGAGCCTAAAACAAAGAAGGGTGATATTTATCAACTTGGTTATCACAGACTGATGTGTGGTGATTCAACATTTATTGATGATGTTGAAAAACTGATGCAAGGAACTTATCCAGATCTTGTTCATACAGATCCGCCATATGGAATGAATGCTGTAAGTAAATCGTCAGTATTGAAAAAGAATTACAAAATTGACATTCTTGGCGATGACACACCAGATATAGCCAAAGACGCTTTTAATCTTATTTATGGGTTGTATCCGGAGGCCAAACACATTTGGTGGGGCGCAAACTACTATTGTTCTGTATTACCAGACAGTGAATGTTGGTTGGTATGGGATAAAGACAACGGACAAAGTGACCAAACTGATTGTGAATTGGCTTGGGCAAACTTTCGCAGTGTGGTGCGTCAATTTACAAAAGCATCAGAAAAAAGCAATCGCGTTCACCCTACTCAAAAACCTGTTGCATTGATGGAATGGATTATTCGTAGATTCAAATTGTCCTCAGACACAATTGCAGATTACTTTGGTGGATCTGGTAGCACATTGATTGCCGCAGAAAAGCATGGCATCAAAGCATTTGTAATGGAATTTGACCCAAAATTTTGCGATGTAATCGTAAAGCGTTGGGAAGATTTCACGGGTAGAAAAGCGGAATTGCTAAGTGCTTGATTTATTTAAGTTTTCTTGTAAACTCAGCTCAACACTTCCAGAATATAAAAATGCTTGAACATCAACCTACCGAAAAGACCAAAGCAACGGTGCAACAGTCATCGGGGTTAGGCTTACCTCAAGAACAGATTGCTGCATTGATTGGTATATCGCCTAAGACGCTCACAAAGCATTACCCGATTGAGTTGGCTCTTGGTAAGGCAATGGCATCAGCTCAAGTTGCCAAGTCTCTTTTTAACAAAGCAACGCAAGGCGACACGACTGCTGCAATTTGGTGGACTAAGACACAGATGGGATGGTCTGAAAAGACGCAACATGAAATCACTGGCGCTAATGCAGGCCCTCTCGTTATTAGTCTGAATAACTTAGACGAATCAGCGTGAAGCTCCATGCAAAACAAATCGAGGCTCAAAAGCTACTGAGCAGCGATGTTACCTATGCCATGCTATTTGGCGGGTCAAGGTCAGGTAAGACATTCCTGCTGGTGCGCCAGATCATCTTGAGGGCATTGAAGGCTCCAGGCTCACGGCATACCATCCTGCGATTCAGGTTTAACCATGTGGTGAACTCAATTGTTTATGATACCTTCCCCAAGGTGATGAAGCTGGCCTTCCCTGGTGTGGAATACAAGCTGGACAAAACACACTGGTATGTCAAGTTTCAGAATGAATCTGAGATTTGGTTTGGCGGCTTGGATGATAAAGACCGCACTGAAAAGATTTTGGGCATGGAGTTCGCTACTATTTACTTGAACGAATCCAGCCAGATTTCATGGGGGCCAGTTGGGATTGCCATAACTCGTTTAGCTCAAAAGGTTAATCAAGTCATTGAGGGCAAAGAGCCTACATTGCTCAAGCCTCGGATGTATTTTGACTGTAACCCACCAAATAAGAATCACTGGACGTATCAGCTATTCATTCTTAGGCGTGACCCAGACACCAAGATTAACTTGGCTAATCCTGAGAATTACGGCTATTTTCAGATTAACCCGAGGGACAATCAGGAAAACTTATCAGACGGTTATCTTGACACATTAGAGAACTTGAGCGCAAGATTGCGTAGACGGTTCTTGGAAGGCGAATTTACAGACGCTAACCCTAACCAGCTATTTCCTGATGAGGCTATTGATAGATGGAGGGCTGACAATGGTGACCTGCCTGATTTTGTTCGTGTTGTTGTTGGTGTTGACCCGTCTGGAGCAGGGGATAGCGATAACGCTGATAACGATGCAATTGGTATCGTGGTTGGCGCTCTTGGCGTTGACGGTAACGCTTATTTATTAGAAGACTGCACTGTAAAAGCTGGCCCTGCAACGTGGGGTAATGTCGCTGTGTCAGCTTATGACCGACATAAAGCTGATGTGCTGGTCGCTGAAACCAATTATGGCGGTGCAATGGTTGAAGGTGTTATTCAGGCTTCACGGTCTAAAACAAACTTTAAAGCTGTTTCGGCAAGCCGTGGAAAAGTAATTCGGGCTGAACCGTTTGCATCTTTATACGAGGCAGGTAAAATTAGACATGCAGGTCGATTTGTTGAACTTGAAGACGAATTAAGCGGATTTTCTACGATTGGATTCACTGGAAGTCGCTCTCCGAACCGAGCAGACGCTTGGATTTGGGTTTTAACTGAGCTTTTTCCTGGAATGTTGCGTCAAAAAGTAGAAAAAAAGAAGTTAGAGACAAAACGACCCCAAAACTGGAATAACTCCCGAGCAGGGTATTGGATGTAAATATGGCTGATAAAGATTCTGACGTAGTAGCAAGAGCGCAACGCAACTTTAAGGCTTGCCTTGATTGGGAGCAGGACACTAAGCAGCGTTTTCGTGAGGACATTCGCTTCTTATACGCTGATTCAGACAACCAAGATCAATGGGAGCCAGCGGTAAAAGCTCGTAGACGGTTGAATACTCAGCCGATGATTACGATCAATAAGACGCACACGCACTGGCTGCACGTTGTCAATCAACTGAAGGCCAACAAGCCAAGCGTAACCATCCACCCGACAGGCAACGAGGCAACTTATGAAGCCGCTGAAGTCTTTGAGGGCATTGTTAGGCATATCGAATACATCTCAAACGCTAAAGTCGCTTACGACATTGCTGCTGAAACTCAGGTTGGCGGCGGTATTGGCTACTGGACTGTTTCGACCGCTTACGCCAATGACGAATCATTCGATCAGGAAATCTTTATTAAGGAAGTGCCTGACCCAATGAGCGTTTACCTTGACCCGCATATTAAGAAGCGTGATGGATCTGATGCTAAGTTTGGCTTTATCTATGAGGATATGCCTCTGGAAGAATTTAAGCAACGCTTCCCCAATACGCTGATTCCTATGGTTAGCCCTCAAGGTAATCAATCTTGGGTGACTAAAGACGTTGTTCGGCTCGCTACTTATTACGAGCTGGAGATGAAGAAAGAATGGCTCTATGCCCTGACTGATGCCGATGGAGGCACTAAGTTTGTCAAGCAGTCAGACATGAGCAAGGAAGAAGTCAAGATGCTCAATGAAGCTATCCGCATGGGTGCTGACATTGATCGCCGCCGTATTGACAAGCGTGTTATCTATAAATACCTGATTGGCGGCAATGAAGTGCTTGAAAAGGGTGTTTGGGCTGGCAAATATATTCCTATTGTGCGTGTCCCAGGCGAGGAAGTTGTCATTGAAGGCAAGTTAGACCGTAAGG